GATATCTCTGGTGCTTTAGTAACTCATGACAATGTTACTATCACTGCTGATAATAAAACATTTAAAATTCAAAATGGATCAGGTGCTGATAAGTTTGTAGTAGATACAGATAATGGCAACACTGAACTTCAAGGAACATTAACAGTTGTTGGAGATATCACAACTCAAGGTGATTATGTTGTTTCTGGAAATCTAACTGTTAATGGAACTACAACTACAGTTAATTCCACTGTAATGACAGTTGATGATCCTGTAATTACCGTTGGTGGAGACACTGCACCAGCATCTAATGATGGTAAAGATAAGGGTATTGAGTTTAGATATTATGATTCAGAAGCAAGAATAGGATTCTTTGGATATGATAAATCAGCGAATCAATTTGCTTTTCTTACAGGTGCAACTAATACATCAGAAGTATTCTCAGGAACTGACGGTGCTCTAAGAGCTGGTTCCTTAAATCTTACTGGTTCTGGAACTGGACTTGATGTTGATGGTAATGCTAATATTGATGGAACATTAACAGTAGATGGACAGATTACATCTCAAGTATCATCAGGACCTGCTCTTGTTATTCCAACAACTGATAAGATTAATAATCTAAACGCAGACTTGTTAGATAGCATGACAACTGCGAGTGCAAACACTGCATCTACAGTTGTTAATAGAGATTCTAATGGAGACTTTGCTGCAAATCAAATTACTGCTGCTAGTGCTACTGGTGCAGGTGCAGGTTTCTTAGGAAACGCATCTACTGCTGATGCATGGAAGACTGCTAGAACATTCACCCTTGCAGGTGTTGTATCTGGTTCTGTATCTGTAGATGGTAGTTCTGCTCCAACTATTAACACAACATTTGTTGATTCTGACATAACTGCACTCGCTGCACAGGCTGGTACAGGATATGTTGTTCGCACAGGAACTGGAATTTATGCCCAAAGAACTCTCCAAGTCACCGCATCGTCTGGAATTACTCTTACTAATGCTGATGGTGTTTCTGGTAATACTACAATTAACGTTGCTAGTGCATCTTCTAGTGCTGCAAACAACCTCGTCTTAAGAGACGGATCTGGTAATTTTGCTGCAAATGACATTACTGCTGATCTAATAGGTAATCTTAAAGCAACAAATTCAACCGCAAAGAATCTAAATCCTCTTGCAGATTCTACCTATAGTTTAGGTACTAGTACTTTACAATGGGTGAATATCCATGCTGATGAAGCAAATATTGATACTGTCGTAGGTGATTTAACTGGAGACGTAACAGGTAATCTTAAAGCAACAACTTCAACTGCAAAGAATCTAAATCCTCTTCTTGATTCTACCTATAGTTTAGGAACTACTCTTATTAGATGGTCGAACGGTTATTTTGATGATATAAATGCAAGTGGAACTATCACAGGTGATTTATCTGGAGACGTATCAGGTAACCTTGTAGCAACAAATTCAACTGCAAAGAATCTAAATCCTGCTACAGATTCTCTCTATAGTTTAGGAACTACTCTTATTAGATGGGCAAATATCTATGCTGATGATATTACTGTCACTAATACTGTTACAGGTGATGTCAATGGTGATCTCTCAGGTAACCTTGTAGCAACAACCTCAACCGCAAAGAATCTAAATCCTGCTGCAGATTCTACCCATAATTTAGGTACTACTCTTATTAGATGGGCAAATATCTATGCTGATGATATAAATGCAAGTGGAACTATTACAGGTGATTTATCTGGAGACGTAACAGGTAACCTTTTAGCAACACAGACTAGCTCTAAATCTATAGCTCCTGCCCAAGATTCTTCCTATAATTTAGGTACTACCATTCTAAGATATGCAAATATCTATGCTGATGATATTACTGTCACTAATACTGTTAATGGAAATGTTAGTGGAGACGTAACAGGTAACCTTTTAGCAACTACTACTAATTCTAAATCTATAGTTCCTATTGATGATTCTTCTTATAATCTAGGAAGTAGTATTAAAAGATGGGCAAATATCTATGCTGATGATATTATTGCAGGTGGAACTATTACAGGAAATGTTAATGGCGACGTAACAGGTAACCTTCTAGCAACACAGACTAATTCTAAATCTATAGTTCCTGAGTCAGACTCAACTAGAAGTCTAGGAAGTAGTATTAAAAGATGGGCAAATATCTATGCTGATGACATATCTGCAGGTGGAACTATCACAGGTGATGTCAATGGTGATCTCACAGGTGACCTTCTCGCAACACAGACTAATGCAAAGAGCATAGTTCCTGATTCAGACTCAACTAGAAGTCTAGGAAGTAGTATTAAAAGATGGGCAAATATTTACGTTGATGATATTACTGTCACTAATGCTATTTCTGCTACTGTCAATGGAACTGCAACTCAAGCAGCAAATCTTAATAACCATGATACTGATGCTTTATCTGAAGGATCAACAAATCAATATTATACAGAAGCAAGAGTTCAAACAAAACTTGATCATGCATTTGAACAGTTAAGTGCGATGCTTAATAATCTTGCAACATCTACAACTCTTACACTTAATCTTTCTGGAGATCCTACACCAGGTGCTGTTGTTTCAACATCCGTTTCTAATGGTGGTGGAGGAGGATTCTCTAATGCTACTGCGGTTGCAACATCTGGTGGAACTGGATCTGGATTGACTGTTGACACAACCGTTGATAGTAATGGAAATATCACTGCTGCTGCAGTTAACGCAGGTGGTTCTGATTATCTAATCTCAGATACAGTTACAATTACGAACGCAAATGCAGGTAAAGCACTAACACTTAACTTAGCATCTATCGTTGGTGGAACTGGATATGTTACTGGAACTGGAATCGCAGTCACTGGAGGAAATGGATCTGGAATGACTGCTGATATTACAGCAAATGCTGGTGTCCTTACAAACATTATCATTAATGCTGGTGGAACTGGATTTACTGCTGGTGACACAGTAACTATTACAAATGCAAACGCAACTAATATTAAGACTTTAGGATCTATCGCGACTGCAGGTACTGGATACTCAGCATTGACAGCAGTCGCCACTTCTTCAAGTGGATCTGGAACTGGTGCAACCGTTGATCTTACTGTTGGTGCAAACGGTGCAGTTACAGCTGTTGCTCTTAACGCTGCAGGATCTGGATATGCTGCTGATGAAGTTCTAACTATCACAAATGCAAACGCAACTGGTGTTAATACTCTTGGTTCATTCAGCGATGCAGGTACAGGATATGCAAACGGAACTGCTATTACTACAACATCCTCTGGATCAGGAACTGGATTGACTCTTGATATCACAACTTCAAATGGTGTTGTAACAGGAGCAACAATTAATGACGATGGATCTGGATATGCAGCAGATGAAGTTATAACTATTGTTAATGCTAATGCTTCTGGAATTAAGACTGTAGGTAACTTTGGTGCAACTGATGCAGCAAGAACTCCTGGCACTTATACCTTAGGAACATCTGATTATTCTACTCAAGCGTCTGGTGCTAATGCAACATTCACCGTTGTGATTGGCACTGGTGGAACTGTTGATTCTGTTACCGTCACAGATGATGGATCTGGATTCATTGTCAATGAAACAGTCACTGTTCTAGATGCACAACTTGGTGGTGGCGGTGCTGCTGCTCTTACATTTGATGTAACAGCAATTCATGGAAATGGAGCACAACTTCCAGTATCCGCTATACATGGAAACAGTGCTACTATACCTGTTTCTGCAATTCATGGTAATGGTGCAACAGTTGATATCGCTACCGTTGCAACTAACGCAACATTAGCACTCTCTGACATCACAACAATGGAAATCGGAGCAACTGTCACAGGAGCAACCAGTGGAACTACTGGAACTATCACTGCTCTTGGAACTAATCAAATTACCGTTAATAATGTTGATGGATTCTTCAAAAAAGGAGAAACTGTCGCTGCTAATGATGTTTCTGCCTTGACTATTAATTCATTCAGTTAATAACAAATGTCTGCTACTAAACCAGCTTCTAAAACAGAACTAAAAGACTATGCTCTTCGTAGATTAGGATATCCTACGATAGACATTAACGTTGCTACAGAACAATTAGATGATCTAATTGAAGAAGCAATCGATTACTACCAAGAGTATCATTATAATGGTAGTTACAAAACCTTTATGAAGATAGAGGTTACAGACGCTATCAAGACTGCTGCAACAGGATTTACAACTGTATCAGGAACTCCTTGGTCTGAAATGGATAACTATGTTGATTTACCACCAGGTACTTTAGGTGTCAATCATGTGTATTCACAGATTGGTGCATCTAGCATTGTGCCAGGTAATATTTTCAATATTAAATATCAAATCTTTTTGAATGACATCTATGCTATGACGCATGGACACATTTTACATTACTTCTTAACTTCACAGTATCTTGAAACTCTTGATTGGGTTACAAACTCTCAAAGAGATCGTAGAGTTAGATTTAATGAACATCAAGGCAGATTATATCTTGATATGGATTGGGCAGACTTACAAGCAGGTGATTTTATCTTAGTTGAAATGTCACTAAGGCAAGATCCAACTACATATACTAACATGTTTAATGATAACTGGTTGAAAGATTACGTTGAAGCATTATTCATGCAGCAGTGGGGAAGAAATCTAAGTAAGTATGATGGCATACAAATGCTAGGTGGAGTAACCCTTAATGGTAGAAGAATTTTAGAAGATGCTAGTCAATTCAAGAAAGACCTTGAAGAGACACTTCGTACAACATATGAACTTCCTCCTTTAGACTTAGTGGGGTAATCACTAATGGCTATTTCTAACTCACCAGCACAAGATTATAATCAAAGTGATTATAGTAATAGTGCACGTTTACAAATAAACGGATCTGCACAAGAGCAGAAATTTTTTGAAAATTTATTAGTTGAAACTATTGAAATTTATGGGCAAGACATTTACTATGTTCCGAGAACGATTGTTAACAAAGATACGGTCTTTGGAGAGGACTCGGATTCGCAATTCGATAGTGCAAGAGCGATTAGAGCATATGTCAATAATGTTGAAGGATGGGAAGGACAAGGTGAGTTACTTAGCAAATTTGGAGTCCGTATCGAAGACAAGACAACTTTTATATTCTCCCGTGAAAAATTTAAAGAAAAAGTTGACGACCTTGAAGTCCTTAATGTCGAGGGACGACCAAACGAAGGAGATTTAATTTGGTTTCCCGTAACAAAGCATTTATTTGAAATTAAATTTGTAGAAGCAGAAAGACCATTTTATCAATTAGGTAAAGGATATGTTTGGGAATGTCAATGCGAACTCTTTGAATACAGCGATGAAGATATCGACACTGGAATCGCAGAGATCGATGCAGTCGAAACTGCATTTGCTAATGCTATTACAGTTAACTTTGCTCTTGGAGGCTCTGGTGATTTCACAGTTGGTGAAATCGTTGCAGGTGGAACATCTAATGTAACTGCAGAGGTTAAGGCATGGGATTCTTCAAATAGACAGTTACAGGTATTCAATAGGAGTGGCATCTTCAGCGTCCCTGAGACGGTCACAGGACAGACTTCTGGTGCTGCTTGGACATCTGCATCCTATAATACCCTAAATAACGTTAATACTGCTAATACTATCGATCAGAACTACGACTTTGAGACTCTGGATGACGATATTATTGATTTCACTGAAGCAAATCCATTTGGCACTATTGGTTCAACTACTGACGATACAATCTAATGTTAGGTACTTACGCATATCACGAAATTTTTAGGAAGACAATCGTTGCTTTCGGAACGTTGTTTAACAATATTGAGCTTCGTCGTAATGATGAAGTGATGAAGGTTCCACTTGCATATGGTCCTAAACAAAAATTCTTAGCAAGACTTGATGCTGTTCCCGATCCAACTAATAAAAGGGTTCAGATTACTTTACCTAGAATTGGTTTTGAGATTGTAGGTATTACATATGATCCAACTAGAAAAGTTGCTCCTACTCAAAAAATTAAGATTCCAAAATCATCAACTAAGAACTCTAATGTATTCATGCCAGTTCCTTACAATATTGATTTTGAACTAGCAATTATTTCTAAAAACCAAGAAGATGGTTTACAAATTTTAGAACAGATATTACCATTCTTTCAACCTCATTATAATCTAGCAGTCAAATTATTACCTTCAATGAATGAGACAAAGGATGTTCCAGTTGTCTTACAATCTATTGATTATGAAGATAGTTATGAAGGAGATTTTGCTACAAGAAGAGCAATCATATACACTCTAAGATTTTCTACAAAAACTTTCCTATACGGTCCTGTTACAGAGCAGAAAGTTATCAGAAAGGCAATTACAGATATCTACGCAGATACAAATACTTCTACAGCACCAAGAAATATTCGTTACCAAGCAACTCCAAAATCACTTGTTGATAGAGATGGTGTTGTATTAACTACATTATCTAATCTAATTGATGACAATGATAGATTAATTACTGTTGCTAGTGCAGCAGGTATTAGTCAGTATCAGGAAATTCAAATTGGATCTGAGGTAATGCATGTTACTAATATAAGTGGTAATGATCTTACAGTAACTAGAGGATATAATAGCACTACTGCTGCTGCAGCTGCTGCAGGTGCAAATGTATTCTTAATCGATAGTGCAGATGATAACCTAATGGATTCTGATGATGACTTTGGATTTGGTGAATTATATTCCGAGTTCACAGATCAAAAGAAACGTAATCCTGTAAGTGGTAATGATGAGGCAATCTAATGACAAATCCTTTCGACGGTTTGAATGATGCTTTTGGTACTGAACCTTCAGAACTCCAAAAACATGTTGAAAAAGTAAAACCTGTTTTGAAAAAAACAGATAATGAAGATGTTCAACAAGACTATGAAGTCTCTCGTGCTTCATTGCATAGTCTAGTGATGAAAGGACAAGAAGCAGTGGATGGTATATTAGAAGTAGCACAAGCATCTGATCATCCTCGTGCATATGAAGTCGCAGGTCAACTTATTAAAAACGTAGCAGATACTGCTGATAAGTTAATAGATCTGCAGAAAAAAATGAAAGAATTGGATTCGGAAGATAAGAAAAACACACCCTCTACAGTTAATAATACTATGTTTATTGGTAGCACTGCAGAGTTACAAAAAATGTTGAAGAAACAAAAAGAGATAAATAAAGAGGACAAGAAATAACTAGACACGACAATGCCTGTTTTAAAAGTATTAAGCACTAATACTATATCTGGATCAGCAACAGAATACCAAGTAGTGCAAACAGGATACTATAGAGTTGTTGCAACTGCAGGAGCATCTACAGTATCATTTAATGGCGGACCTGCTATTACACTCGTTCAGAACGAAGCAATCCTCCTTAAGTCAGGAGCAAAACCTGGTCAAGCAACTATTGTAAAAGCAACAAATGCGAACCCTGTAGTATACACTTTAGGTTCTCATTTAGGAGAAAGAAGAGATACACACCCATTCACAGCAAATGATTTTATTGCTGTTGAAGACAATGGCACAAGTCCCGCTATCAACTCTGGTTTCTTATCAGCAGGTACAGCAGGTAAGAAAGTAGCATCTGCAACAGGTAATACTATTACATCTGATATTGATGGTTCTGGTGTTGGTGCAGCATATACTTATGCTTATGCTAACCCCCAAGCAGTTGTAAAACGTGCTGTAAAAATCACAGCAGGTTCTGCTGCAATCATCGTTGAAGAAGTTCAAGTTGTTGGTGGATAATGCTAAACGAACGGAAAAAATCTTTAGGTAGAGAGAAACCTCAAGGTTTTGGATCTCCTCAACTTGGTCCTGTTAATCAAGAAGCAGAGAGAATTATCCGTGGCATGAAGAATCAAAATGCACATAGATTTAAACGTCTATATGGCAAACGTGACAAGGAAGTCATGACACTTACCGCTAATAAATTAGCACTCAAAGATCAATTAAAGGTTATGTATTACAAAGATTTTATTGATTTAGTTGAAGGTAATCCTACTGCTAGGATGCTTTCTAAATCCAAGAAAAACGTAACTGGTCATATCTCTGCAGACAGAGGTGATGACGAGAAAAAGAATCGTGAATCTCGTAAGGGTTTAGAAAAAGATCTAAAGAAAAAAGGTATCGGATACAAAAAAGGAGTTGGTGAATATAAATATTCATCAGGTGAAGGAACTGGTCGTGAAGTCTCTTATCAAACCTCAAAACCCGATAAAATGTCCAAGCGTCGTTTCGGCAAGGTCATGCGTCGCCTTGGCAGAAAACACGGTCAAGAGTCTGTCATTACAAAAGATAAGGACAAACCTGCAAAACTCCATACCACTGAAAAGGGAAGTAAAGATAAATCCTTCTCTCTCGGTAAATCCAGAGCAGGTTCACACCCTACGGGTGCTGGCTCAACTTCGGGTAGTAAAGTCAGAAGTGGCAAGCTACCAAAGAAGACTACAAAACCATCATACCACTATAACTAATGGCAGTTAAGTGTCCCCCTAATGAGAAACGCTACTGCAGACTCTGTAAGAAAAAAGAGACTCGCGGTCAGTGTGCCTATGGTCCTCGAATGTGGGGTAGGTATTCTGTAAAGGATGCCTCTGAGACTGAGCAGAAACAAGCTGCAGAAGAATCAGGTATCACTAATGGTAATGGAAATGGTGGAAATGGTAATGGTGGTAACGGTGGCGGGTTAGGAGAAGAGTGGAAACTCGAAGAGATGATGACTAAATCACAAATCAAAAAACGAGATGAGATTGCAGATTCTATGAGCACTAGAGAATTTAACAAACGTTATGGCAAAGATCGTGGAAAGAATGTCAAGTACGCGACTGCTACTAAACTTGCTATGAAGGAGGAATCCAATGAAATTGTCGAGAAAAACAAAAGCGGTGATAGTTCTCTCCACGACTGGTTTTCTAAGAGTAAGTCTTCTGATGGGAAGCCTGGTTGGGTGCAACTCGGTGGTAAATATGCAGGAAAACCCTGTG